CTTGAATTGGATTCCAAAAGTTTGGACTGCTCGGAACCTGACAACAGCACAAGCAATAACTGGAATAAGGATGCCTGGCTCAACAAGTATAGATGTGACAACATCAGCAGGTTTGCCTTATAAAGAAGAAAGAGGTGTAATTGGAAAAACACCTATGATTCGCTATAATGCAGAAGGAAAGTTTTGGCAAATACAAGAGAGAGTTTATGACGAAGTGGAATTTTACGAAGATAGAGATATCGCAGGAAAAATTCCTCAGAATTATAAACTTGAATTTCGTAAGCATGAACTTGTAGGAGAGAACAAGATCTTAGAGCCAAAAACTCGAACAGTAGGAGTCGGAAATTTTATTCAGCAGATTGTTTACATGAAGTTGTTTAAAGACTTTTTCACATTCGTAAAGAATGTTTGGATGGAAGGTGGTTCATCTCCCTTTGCCATGGGCCTCAACCCAGAGGTTCATTGGCATAAAGTTGCAACACATCTCAAATATCATGATTATGTTATTGACTTTGACGTAAAAGCATGGGAAGAAAAGATGAGCCAATATTTAATGAATATGTCAACTGAAGTACGTTTGCAGATTTTGAAAGAATCTGCACAAGCAGCAGGAAGAACATGGGATACAGACTTTGAACGTATCGCATATGGTTTAGTTGTTGATTATATTCATTCAGATGTTGTTTTTGAAGATTTGATGTACGTCAAAAGTTCTGGTCTTTTGTCGGGTCACCCCGGCACATTCATGGAAAATTCAGAAGTACATGAAATGATTTTTGGAGTTGTTTGTTATAAGATATTGAAAAAGTATGCACCTCATTATGCTACTATCGATTTTATTATCGAACATTGTCGCAGTGTTAAAGCTGCTGATGATATCATTATTGCAATTTCTCCTCTAGCACGTCAGTTTGTCACGGTTGATAGATTAGTAGCTGGTTATAATATGATCGGTTATGAAATAACAGCTCCTGATAAGACTCCGACTGTCAGTGCTAAAACTCTCGAAGAAGTACAATTTTTAAAGAATGGTTTCTATAGTAATAATGGATACTATACTGTACTTCCTAATCTTTCTCAAGTTAACCAGTTGTTAGCTTGGGTCCGAACTGGGACTTCACTCACCACGGAAGATCAAATGATTACCAACTTTGGAACAGCTATGCGATTTGCTTTCCATCGTGGTCGTGATGAATATGAACTAGTTCGCTCGAAACTGAACGCCTCTTGTGCCGCAAAGCACATGAAATTTGTCTGGAATGCCGATTATGACATGATGTCAATGGTCGTCTCGAAGAATCATGAAGATGACATGAACAAGTTTTGGTCGTTGAGCTCATCAGAACGTGATGATGCTTTGTTCAGTCAAGAAACGGTTTATTTAAAATAAACCAAAAATTTTACGTTCCCAATCTAAACGTGGTGCGTGTATCCTTTAAGTAGTGACACCCGAAAATTGGAAGTTTACAAGACTTTAATCTTGTTATTAATTAAGTGAATATATAAGTTTTTTACATTCAGAAATCTCTAGCAGCTTTCTCTTGATGTTTCCTTATCTCCAAACTCTTAATAAAACACACTCATTCTACGTCTGTAATGATAGAATTTAGTTCTTATGCAGAATAGTGTTTTACTTTAACGCAGTTTCTTCGAACGATGCACTGTTGAAGAATTAGGTAAAACCGCCGAGTTAAATGTTTTTAAATCGCCAGAATTCATATTGGAGGAATTCTACCTAAAATATTATTTTATTAATTTCATATAAACAATTTAGTTTTGATTTTTGAAAAATTTTGTTCTAATTTTGATTGCTATTTCAAC